ATTTGATAAGGTCAGAGTTAGTAGGCATCTCAGCACCTACCATACGTAGGAATGAAGAGATTGTTCTGTTACCATAACGCTCGAATTCTTTTTCGTAAGTGTCTGGTAAATATTGATTTAACCAATTGAAATCTGCATTGGTTAGATAGTTTTGTGCTGTAGGAGTTCTTTCTGAACTCGGCGTTAGCGCAAAAGTTGGTGTGGAATTAACTTGTCCTGCCATGATAATAAATTTTAATTAATATTAAGTTCTTTTTACACTTTTAATTCTCAGCCCATTACTTGAAGGGGTTGAGATTGATTTAACTTGGAATCCTGATTTAGCAACCGACTCAGGTGTATTGCGCTCCGTCATATTTATATTTTTGGTTTTACGCATTACATCTTCTGTGGCACTAGACTTACCTTGCTCATAAAAAAACTGAGCAAACTTTTCTGGATTCATTGCTATAGCTAAAGATCTGTGGTATCCTTCTGGATCATTTAAAAGTCCTTTGTCGTCAATAAACTTATTTACAAAATTCATTGGCGTCTCTTGAGCTTTCTTTAATTCAGAAGCACTCCCAGGAGTAAAGAATATATCGCTTTGATCTAAATTGAATTTAAAACCTTTAAATTCTGATCCAAATACTTCATCACTTTTTTTGATAAACCATTCTCTTTTTCGATTAGCCTCTTCCTGTTGACTTTGAGCCGTATTCACATATTGCTTATAAGCTTGGTATTCTTCAGAATCTCCGAACGAGTTTTCCCTTGACTCAAGGGGCAACTTGTATTGTTCTTGCTGTTCCTTAAAGAATCTTTTTGCTTTAGCAATAACTTTTTTCTTTGCTAATTTAGTCTTCTTAATTACCGAATCATCATCTAGGTCCTCGTCATACACATAGTCTTCCATTAATGATTCTATGTCTTCGGAGTCTAAACCTTCTTCAGTAATTGTTAAATACTCTTTTACCAAAGTATCAGGATTTACATCGGAGTAATCTTTTTGTAACTTAACAAAATCCTCGATGCTTCTTCCTGTATCTTTTTTATACTTAAAGTAAGCCGCAATATCTTCTGGCATCTCTGGTGCCTCAGATTTTGCTTCAACTAATTCATCTATAGAATTAATTTGCTTACCATATCTTTTTCCAATAAATGAAAGAACGTCTTCTTCTGATAACTCAGGAGAAGTAATTTCATTTTCAATAAGCTCAGGTTTTTCTTCGCTTACCGTCTCTTGTACCTCTTCGGTCTTTGCCTCGGCTTTTGATAACTCTGGCTTATGTTCTGACACTTTAACATTAGTGTCTTCAAACTTTAATTCTTGCTGGGCATCATGCTTATCTAAAAGTTCTTGCTCAACCTCTTGTACTGATTTTTCTTGAACATCAGTTAATTCTCTTACTTTAATTCCCATTTGATTTAGATTAAATTTTATGTATTACAAAGTTATATAAAATATATATACGTTTTTGGCACTATCTAGGCGAAAACTCAGACAAGTCAAAACCATCTAAACTATCTTCATTTGACTCAAAGTTTTGAGGAGGAAGATTATTTTTGCGTTGCGTTATTAATTTAGATTGCTCTGAGTTTTGCTGGCTTATTCTTTGACTTTTTGCATCTTCTCGTGAAGTTTCTCTATCAGATAAAGCCATCCCATCCATTTGTCTTAATCGAAGATTATAATTAAACTCCTGTTCCATTAACTGACTTTTTAGCTGCGCCTCTACTTTATTTCGCTCTATTTCTAGTTGCATTTCGCCTTGCTTATACTTAAGCTTACCTTGAGTTTCCAATTCAATTGTTTGCATCGCTACTTGTGCTGCCAACTCTTGAGATTTAATTTGTTGCTGAGAAATCATGGCTTGTTTTTGCATCTCCTGCTTTTCTTCTTGCTCTTGTTTCGCCTTTCGTTTTACTTTAAGAAGTTGATTAGCAAGTTTTAGATTTTTAATTTCTCGTATATCGATAGCGTCTTCTAGGTTTATATCACCTTTTGATAAAGCCATTTGTATATTCTGCTCAAGCATAGCCTTTTGCTCTTCATCTGGAGAAAGTTCTATAAATACGCCAAAGTCATAAATATATAACTCAGAGATTTCCCCTAGTATACTAACGTTATACTTGCCTATTTTATTTATAAAGTCTTCTTTAAAATCAGAATATTCTAATACATCAGCCACCCTATACGTTAACGCTTCGGCTAACGTACGATATATGTAAAGACTTCCGTCTAATATATGTCGGGTAGCTGTGTTAGAGCTAAGTGCTGCTAGTTTTTGTACACCCACTAGCGCATCTGAATTAGGGGTAGACCCATCTCTTGCTTCATTTAACCCCGTTACAGAACGAATCATATTTAAATAATGATTATAGTTAGCTATAAGCATCTGTGTTTTTGAAGCGCCTGAATTACTCGTTAGTTGTTGTATAGGGACTTTACCTTGATTGTATTCTCCTTCTTGAGTGTAGCTTCTTCCTATCACACTACCAGTTTGGAAGTATAACCTCAGCGCATCCTCTGGATTATAAGCAGCGCCCGTTCCAAGGTCTACTTCATTTAAACCATCGGCGTCAATATATACCCCATCAGGTACAACCCTTGCAATTACTTGTTGTAATTTTAAATGAGTCATTTGAATAAGATCAGCAAAGGGTATCATTCTTCTTACTAAAGATTCAATAACTCCTTTATACATTCTAGGAGCAGCTGCCACATAGTTAGGCATAGCATGCTGTGATGATGACTTAGGTCTAACCATATTCTTTGCGAGCTCCCATTTAAGAATAATATTTGTACCCATAACCATTACACCGTCATACCATACATCTATAGTCTTTTCTATTTTTTCAAACTTTCCTTCTTCAAGCATTTCTTCCGGAGGATTAAAACTATCATCCTTTTCTATCATCCGTGAAGAACCATTGTCGTTTACTTTTTTCTTATAGACCATTTTTTTGGTGGTCTTATAATTAAAATACATAAGAGTGCATGTGTCACGATAAAAGATATCGTTTTCGGCCGACTGCGCAGTGTTAAAATAATCATACCAGCTTTGGCTATATTGTGATATTTTTTCTAGGTCCTCTGTAGTTAGAGTAGTATCAATCTTATTGAGCTCAGTCAAAGAGACTGTTTTAATTTCACCCCAATAGAAACAATCTTTAAAGAACGGATCTTCAGTATAACTATATACAACATTTGCTGGATCCACATAGGATACTTTAACACCAGCCCCTGGAAGGAACTCGTGCTTAGCCATACCCACTCCTACAACCATCTGGTCATAGTCTATTCTTTTCCTAGTGTCCTCATAATGATTTTCAGCGAACATGGTATCGATGGCTTCTTCTTCAGCTATCTCTATGGCAGGTTTATAATTAAGATTCATGTATAGAGAAAGCTCCTCGTCTGAAGCAGGCAAATCATCTGGATCCATCGTGAATGGGTTAAACCCAGTGTTTTTTTGTAATACTTGCAATGGCTCCTTAGCTGCCATTTGCCCTTCTATCATTTCTTGATACTTGCTTCTTTTGGCTTGAGACAATGCATCTTGGGCATAAGCCTTGACTTTAAAAAGTCGATCTTGCATTCCGTTAACAACAACATCTACAAATTTAGGAAGGATAGGTACGGGGGTCCAATCTAAGTTTAAATATGACAAATCGCCATCTACGGCCAACTCGTTTTTATATTTACCAATAGACTGCTCCCCTCTAGCGTAAAGCCTTAATCTATTAAACTCTCTCCATTGACCGTAGTATCTACAGCCGCTAGAATCTTTTCTAAACCATTCGTATTGTATCGCTTGTCCTATCTGTAAACCAAATTCCTTGGTTGCTTTTTCTGAGTCCGATACAAACTGACTTGGAAAACCTACAGATGAAATATTAATTTTTACGTCTTCCATCTATTTGATTAATTCACTATAATTACCATTATTAGTATACCTTGCAAAGTTAAGGTTTATTTTGTTTTGTTTTTGTTCAGGTAAATATAGGTTTTTTTGATTTGCCATAATTGCTAAACCCGTGCTTATACTAGCATCAAACTTAGTTCTATTATTAATATCGAATCGTGCCCAATCATCCAATGTCCTTGTAAAATTCATACTTCCCATATCAGAAGCGTCCCTATAAGCGCCAGATAAATCTAAACCTATATGTTTTTCTATATAAGACTCTATCGCTGATGCGTGTGATTGCTTTACATCTTCAGAAGTATTGGGTATACCCCCGAGCTCTTTTTCAGTTTTGGATAGTTTATTAAAATGCTTATCTGGCCTGTTCATGCAAAACCCCCTGTACCCCCTGTTTTTAAAATGATATAAAAGCCGTGGTTTATTGTTTTCAATTAAAATAGGCATGCTATAAAAGACACAAGCCATAAGAACCTCTTCAAAAAATATCTCAGCTGTTTGTGGCCTCGCTACATACTCTAGAAAAAACTCATTACTAGGAGCCTCTTCCATGCTGTATTTGGTTAAACCATGTAGTGCTCCATTAGACCCTCGGCCTTTTACAGTACCTGAGATGTCATAGGAGTCGCACCCAAATGCCCCAATGTGTTCATTAATAGGCACATAGTTACCATACTTTTTATATTTAACATTTGTAATATTTTTATTTGGCATCCATGAAACCCTAAACCTCCCTTTTGGATCAGGAGTAAAAATAACTTTAGAATCTAATATGCCGTCTTGCCAATAAAACTTTCC